TACTGCATTTTCCGCTAACTCTCCCAAACCAAACCGAACCAAACCAAACCAAGTAACGAATGAAACTGTCAGAAAAAAAAGGCGGGGACTTTACCCCGCACCCGGAAACCGAAGGCACCTGCAAGGGGGTGATCGTGGATGTGACACCGACCAAGAAGGTGCAGAGCGAATACGGCGAGCGCGAGGTGTTCCGCCTGGTCTACGAGACCGAAATCGAGGACGACGAGGGCAAGCGCTTCTGCATCTGGAGCCGTCCCTACACGCCGTCGCTCAATGAGAAGGCGAACTTCCGCAAGGACGTGAAGAAGATCATGGGCCGCGATCTGACGGCGGCGGAGTTGAATGAATTCGACTGCGAAGGGCTGATGGGGATGGGCGTGAAGCTCATCGTGCAGCATGAGGAGGGCAAGGACGGCAAGACCTACGCGGTGATCAGCTTCATCGGTCCGGACAAGGACAAGACGACGCTGAAGCCGTCCGGGAAATATACCCGGGTGAAGGACAGGCCGGAGAAGGACGGCGCGGCCGGTGGTGACCAGGCGGGCTACCGCAAAGCTCCGGCGGCGACCGAGGACGAAGGCCGAGCCGATTGGCAAAAGTGCAAAGTCCACATTGGCAAGCATGCCGGCGTCGACCTGGGCGACCTCGATGAGGAGGCGGTCGGTGCGCTGATCGAGAAGTGGCTGCCGGTGCACCAGGCGAACGCGAAACCGAAGGCCGACGACAAGCGGCTGGCTGCCGCGCTGAAAGAGGTGGGCGAGCTGCTGGGCCTGATTAAAGAGCCGGAAGCGGCGGCGGCTGCCGACTACTGATTTCAATGGCCGACCTGCTGGGAGATCCCGGCGGGAGTCGACCCGGCCACCCTTCTGAATCGCCTCCCACTGCCACGCGGTGGGGGGCTTTCTGGGCGAGGGGCGGCGCCTGCAACGGCTCGCTCATGATAAAGCGCACTACGGCCGCCCCTCACAACACCCCACGACACATCACACCACGACACAGCACCACACGCCACTTCACATCACAACACTTCACAACACAACACGACACGACACGCCATTCCTTTTCCGTCACACCACTTCACGCCACGACACATCACGACACGACACGCCACGTTACGCCACAACTCAACACAACATCCCATTTCCCAATCTCCAACACGCAACCAACAATATGAAAAAAGCAACCGTAACCCTATCCTCCGCCAGCCCTTACTCACAGTCGCGCCTCTACAGCGCGGAGGTGCCGAAGCTGGAGAAGGAATCCTCCGGCGACTATGACGCCCGCAACTGGCGCGAGCACCAGCACTACAACAAGAAGACCGGCGAGGTGTATATTCCGCCGATGGCGCTCAAGAATGCGCTGATGGAATGCGCCCAATACCTCGGTGAGAAAATCCCCGGCAAGGGCAACGCCACCTGGACCAAGCATTTCACCGCCGGGCTGCTGGTCACCGACCCGATCATGCTGGGCGTGACCAAGGACGAAACCGAGGGCGAGACCTTCATGTGCCATGCGGACGGCAAGCGCAGCAGTGGCACCCGGGTGCCGCGCAAGTTCCCGGTGATCCACGAATGGGAAGCGACGGCGGTATTCTATATCCTGGACGAGTCGATCACCAAGGACGTGTTCACCCGCTACTTGGAAGAGGCTGGCAAGTTCATCGGCGTCGGCCGCTTCCGGCCACGCAACGGCGGTTTCTATGGCCGCTTCCACGTCGGTGATGATCTGACCTGGGAGGACGCATGATTGCACGGGGGCCGCGCATCCGACACGCGGAAGATTTCACGACACGGCACAACACGCCACTGCACATCACCGCACTTCACGACACCACACAACACGCCATTCCTTTTCCGACACGACACCCCACCTCACCGCACCGCACGCCACTCCACGCCACAGCACAACACAACACAACATCCCATTTCCAACAACAATATGACCGACACCATGCAATCCAACCTCGCCATCAATCCCACCTCCTTCATCGGCCGCACGCTGGCCGAAACCGAACTGCTGATCAAGCACCTGCAAGCCGCTGAAATCGGCCAGGTGATCACCTATGGCGAAATGAAAAACGTCTGCAAGGAAGACGTGCAAGTTCGCAACACGATCCTGGCCACTGCCCGCAAGGCGCTGCTCAAGCCGCCGTTCCGGATGGTGTTCGGGACCATCGTCGGGGTGGGGATCCGGCGGCTGTCCGATGAGGAGATTCCGGACGTGGGGGTCGCTGCGGTGAAGCGCTCACGCAACATCGCCCGCAAGGGCCACCACTCGTTGCAGTGCGCAGACCTGGCGAAGATGACCCCGGAAACCAAGATCCGCCACGTCACCACCGCCACCATCCTCGGGCTGTTCCAAGGTGCGGGCTCGCGCAAGGTGCGGGCCTTGGCCGAACAGAGCGCGAGGGTTGAGAACGGCACACTCAAGATCGGGGACATGGCCAGCCTGTTCTCCGGCAAATAATTTTCCAGCGCATCACAACACCCCACGACACAACACGACACAACACGCCACGACACATCACGCCACCACTCAACACAACATTCCTTCCCACCCCATGCCGACCATTGCTGAAATCATCGCCGCGCGCCAAGCGGCTGCCGCGTCACCTGCCCCGGCCGGTGCGACATGTCGCACCCCGAAGGAATCCATCGCGCAGCGGCTCGAGGCCAGCGAGGCCATCGACCGGATCGACCCGCCGGGAAAGTTTGCGGCCCGGAAATCCGCCGGGCTGATTCTGAGCCAGGAGATGCCGCTCTCGGCCGCCGAGGTGGCGCAGAAGGCGCACTACGCCAACCAGCGGATGGAGGTGCCCAGCGGGGTGACACAACCGTCGAACGACCAGCCGATGTGCGTGGTGCTCGAGGGGCAGACGGTGTGGCTGTGCATGCCCTGCGAGGATCCCACCACTCCGCCGATCAAAGTGCTGCGGCTGCCGCTGACGGTGTGGCCGCATCCGGCCGCCCAACCCCTGCCGGAGGGCGAGCCGTTTTAAGCGTGCGCCAGGTGCTCATCGAGCGTGCCCGCAAGCTGCGCGAGGAACCGGTGCCGGCGGGATGCTGCGCCCGGTGCTTCGCCCGCCACTGCCGAGGCCTCTACACCGACCACTGCGTCTGCACCGGCGACATCGACTTGGCCCGCAAAGACTTTTTTTTGAGATACTGAACCAACCCACAAAACCACAATTAGCATGAGCAACATCACTAGCATTGACGAAACCACCGCCCTGATCCTCGCCGGTGAGGGCTATCAACTGACCATCGCCCCGGAAGCGGAGCAGAGAAAGGCGGTGCTGCTCGAGCAGGCCACCAACGTGCTCTTGGTCACCAGCAACGACGAGAGCGCCGACGCGCAAGTCGTCTCCCGCCGCCTGGCGCAAATGCGCATCGAGGTCGAGAAGAGCCGCAAGCTGGTCAAGGAGCCGGTGAACCGGATCGGCAAGCTGATCGACCAGGCAGCGAAGGACTTCCTGCTGGAGATCGAGGGGGAGGAAAAGCGGATCACCAGGCTGGTGGGCGCGCATGCCACCGAGGTGGCGCGGATCCAACAGGAAAAGCTGCGCGAGGAACACCGGGCGTTTGAGGAGGCGCGGCTGGCGCGTGAGGCGGCTGCGGTGGCGGCTCTTGAATCTGACAGAACCGGCAAGGTTTCCGACATCGTCGCCGCCAAGCAGGCGGAGAAGGAGCGGCAGGAGGCGCTGGCAGCCCGGATGGAGGCCAGCGCCGAGGTGGCGGAAACCAAGGTGGCGGAGGGGGTGCGCTTCGCCTGGGACTTCGAGGTGGTGGACATCGGCCAGGTGTATCGCGCGGCCCCGGATTTCATCGCGATGGAGATCAAGCGCGCGGCGGTGCTGGCGTGGTTCCGGACGATGGAGGCGGAGGGCATGGACGTGGCCGCCAATGCCGCGGTGCTCGGGATCCAGGCGAGCAAGAAGGCCGTCGTTTCGAGCCGCTGAAACAACTCTTCCTGCCGGGGGTGGAACGGATGCGCGAGCCGGAACGTAGCGCGCCCTCTGCCCCCGGTGGGGAACTCACCAACAACTGTGACCCACTCAACATGATTGCCGACCCAGAACGCTTGATGATCGAATCCCAAATCGACCTGTTTACCATTTTAGAAAAGCAACTCGATTCCAAGCAACGCATCGCCGCCGTGCGCACGATCATTGCCAATATTGATGAAGAAGGCGTGATCGTCGAAATCCGGCAACTTGTCGGTAGCAGTCGATATGACGACTGACCCCTTTTGCTATTAACTAACTGAACGAACTGAACCAATGAGTAAAACCACTATCAACCACAGCCGACTCAAGGAGTTCTGTGATACCATCGTCATGCAAGCCCGCGAGGTGCTTTACGAACGCGAGGAGGACATCCTCAAGGCGTGGCACGAGAACATCGAGGAGGCCCAACAGAGCGAGAAGAAATTCCCGCCGTTGAAGCTGGCCCTGGGCGCAACCGTGAATCTGGAGGAGGGCACCATCGAGACCACCCTGCGCTTCACCGCCGTCTATCAATCGAGCATCTCGGCGGAACTGCCGGATCCGAATCAACCGGAACTGCCAGGGGTGGAAAAGGCCGTGAAGAAGTTCCACGAGGAGATGAAGAAGAGCGGGGCCAGCGTTTCCATCGAGGTGGTGGGCGAAACCGTTTATGACTCCAGCGAGGACGACGCAGAAGCTCTGGAATCGGCGATGGACTTCGAGACCAACTCGGTGCTCGACCGGCTGCCTGCGCTGAAACATCCGCTCAAGAAGTCGGCGCAGTTGGCACATATCTCGGCACGCTACGGCCTGGCAGGATTGAACCGCATGCACGAACTCGCTTTCGAGCGCGAGGGCTATTGCCAGAAGTCAATCGCCCGCATCGAGCAGGCCATCGACGAACTCGCCCAACCGGAGGAATCGGCAGATTACTAAATCATGTTCATATTCACAGACACGGCGGATGACATCCGCATGCCAACACCCGAAGAGGATGCAGCCTATGCCGCCGAGGGTGCGGAAATCAAAGCCGACGCCGAGGCGTTGCTGGCGACGGTGCGCCACCTGCTGACCGGCCCGGAGATCGACATGCTCGAGGACGCGGTCGGCGAGGATGCTTCCATCGACCTGGGGCTGCTGGACTCGCTGCGGATCCAGTTCTACGCCCAGATCTGCAACTTCAAAGACGGGAGGACCCACCCATGAGCGCTTACCAAGTCTTGGAACGCTACCGGGTGATCAAGGGCGGATCCAGCCATCGCTGGCGCGCGGGCGACATCTGGGAGGTGATTCAATACCCCGCCGATGTGGAACGCGGGGACACCGAACTTTGCCGCAACCGGACCAGCATCCTCAACGGCCGGAGCCTTGCCCGCCAAATGGTCAGGCACGGGCATTTCCAGAAAATCGAGGAGGTGGCACCATGAAGCCGGGCTGGGAGGTGGTCTTGCAACGGGTCCACCTGCACACGCTCCGCGCCAATGGCATGCCGAAAGGCCAGCCACGGCCGCGGGCATTTTCCCGCGGTGGCAAGGCGGCGGTCTATGACCCGGGCACGGCGGAGGGCTGGAAATCGTGCGTGGCGGTGGCGGCGGCGGCGTTGGAGGGAGCGTGCATTCATGCGCCGCTCTCGGTGACGCTGACGTTCTACCTGCCACGGCCGAAGAACCACTACCGCACCAACGGCATGCTCAAGCCGACGTCGCCGGTCTACATGCACGACAGCAAACCGGACGCCGACAACCTGGCAAAAGCGGTGCTGGATGCGCTGACCAACATCCGCGCCTGGCTTGATGACGACCAGGTGTGCGAGCTGGTCATAAGGAAATACTGGGAGCAACCGCGCACCCACGCGCCAGGATGCGTGATCCGGATCGACGAGCTGCAGGAGGTGGAGCTGTGATCTTCGACCCTGACCAGAAGGCGGCACTCGCCCGCATCAACGAGGGCCGGAACGTGTTCGTGACCGGCCCGGCCGGCACCGGGAAATCCTCGGTGACGGTGGAGGCGATCCGCCGGCGGCTGGGTGACCGGTCGTTGAAAGTCTGCGCGACCACCGGGGTGGCAGCGCTGAACTTGCGCGACAAGCTGCAAGCGATGTTCGGCCAGCACGTCGACACCTCCACGCTCTACCGCTGGAGCGGGATCGGGCTCGGACCGAAGCCGGGGCAGTCGTTCGACCATTACTTGGACTACATGCGCAGCAAGGGTTACGCGTTCAAAGGTGCCTGCGCCCGGATCCGCGGGACGAAGACGCTGATCATCGATGAGGTGAGCATGATGCCCGGGCGGATTGTGGAGTTCATCGACTACGTCTGCCGCGAGGTGCGGGGGGATGCGCGGCCGTTTGGTGGGATCCAACTGATCGCGGTGGGGGATTTCCTGCAACTGCCGCCGGTGAGCAAGACCGGTCACTATGACTGGGCGTTTGCCTCGCCGGTGTGGGAAGCGCTGGATTTTTCCAACGTGACGCTGCGCCAGGTGCACCGGCAGGACGATCCGGAGTTTATTAGCATCCTGAACCAGTTCCGCGAGGGCACGGTGACCAAGGAGGGCGCAGCGATCCTGAAGAAGCGGGTGGCGGTTTTCCCGAAGGCCAGCATCCTGCGGTTGTTCACTCACAACACCCAGGTGGACAAATGGAATGCCTACCAACTCGGGACCATCGACAGTCCGGAGCAGGTGTTCCACGCCCACGGCACCGGGCCGGCGTCGGAAGTGGAGTGGCTGCAGAAGAACCTGGTGACGCCGACCGAGCTGCGGCTCAAAGCAGGCGCGCGGGTGATGGTCACCGCGAACCTGCCCAGCGGCGAGGGCGACACGCTGGCCGCCGCCAACGGCGACATGGGCGAGGTGATCGGCTGGGACGCGGAGACGATCCGGGTGCAGCTCGATAGCGGCGAGCTGCTCAAGATCGAGCCGCATGTGTGGGACTTCGACCCAACGACGGAAAACGAAACCGGGTGTTTTTCACAATTCCCGCTGCGGCTGGCGTGGGCGTGCACGATCCACAAGAGCCAAGGCCTGACGCTCGACCGCGCGCTGATCGATATCCGCGCGGCCCGCGAGCCGGGGCAGGCCTACGTCGCTGTGTCGCGGGTGAAATCGCTCGGCGGGTTACATCTCAAGGATTGGTTCCAGGGGATGTTCATCAGTCCGCAGGCGAAGGAGTTCCACCGGAAGATCGCGGCGGGCTATGACCCGGCGGCGACCCCTGCGTCACCGTACTTTTTACGGAGCAAGGAGGAGCTACCATGACTCGCGGGATGACTGCCCGGCAGCTGCGCGATGCATTGGCCCGTCTGCGGGATCACCGGGAAACCCTGAAGCGGATGGAGCGGGAGATTCAAGTCCTGCTCACCCTCCACATCCGCCCCGCTGACAACACCCCCGCCGTGATCCAGCAAGTAAAGAAAATCGCCGCGAGGCACCTCCAACCATGAAACAAGAAACGACAAACGACACGCCGGAGACGAACAAATTCCGGGCTAGTCTCGACGGCATGAGGGAAATCAACCAGCGGGACCGATTGCTTTCGCACGCCCGCAAACTTGAGCGCGAGCGGGATGATGCGCGGGCAATGGCGCGTGACATGCGGAACCAGCTCGAAAATGGATCACCCGCCCGACTGCTCTTTCCTTGGGAGAACGCCAATGTGGACCTGCCGGATACAGCCGCGCAGGACTCCGCCTCAAAACCAAACAATCCGGCTGTATCCGGTTAGGTCTCACGCCTTGTTCGGAATCTTTGAATTATGAAACGCTACGAAACAACCAAAAAATGGAGACACGACTGGGCTGGAGACTCGCAATATGCCGACCCGATTGTTGATTCCGCTGTGGAAACTATGAAGAAGCTGGAGCGTCAGATTGAGCGACTTCAGCGGGACAACGCCGCGATGATCTCGGCCATGGTGAAAATCCATGAGCGGATGCAAGGACCAGCGAGCAATCGCACCTTTATGCAGATCGCTGGACCTGCCCGCGAGTGCCTGAATCTGGCGAAGCCTTTTCTGCCGAACGCAAAATGTGCTGGCACCGATGCCAGCGAGAAAACGCTATGAATACAGAACCAACTCCAACGCTGGCAACGGTTGACCAGCCACGACTTGTTCGTCGTGGGTGGCGCTCATTCCTGTGCGACGAGTGCGGTCATAAATTCGAGTGGCCGACACGCGACCACCGAAGCCCTAGCGGCGAGAACTGCCCTGAATGCGGGGAGTGGTTATTCCCTCACGACTCACGGCAGGATGAAACGCTGAAGGTGGACGACATGGGGAACCTTACCTACGACCTCGATGTTTTTCCTCCGACGAACGTCGAGTCCATCCACCCCGAATCGAAGCCCTAAATCATGCACCAAAATCAAACGCCATCGAAGCAAGCCGACACCGAACAAGGGAGCTGGAAGGGGTTGGATGAGACGCCTTGTTGTGCGTCTTTTTATCGCGGACAGCCCGTGCGGATTCTCTCCAACGGCACCTATCACGCCGCGATGTTTGTGGAAACGGATTATTACGGAGTCTCATCGGTGCGCACCGAAGATGGCAGGCTTGATCAGGTCTGGGACTGCAATATCTATGACGCTCCTGCCCCACTCAAAGAGTGCGTCAAATGCGGCGTGTCTGCGAAATGGTCCAGCTCCGATTGCCCGATCTGTTTTGGGGATCTTATTCTGCACAACAGCATTTGTTCGTAGTGCCCGACCGCGCAATATCGCACGCCTGCCAACCCGCGCAACTCGCTACATCGAAAGCATTTCAAGCAAATATCACCCCGCAAAAACCAGCCAATGCCGAACACGCTCCCAGCGCCTGATATGACCCCTCCTAACTATGCAACTTGAGCTCTTCCCCGCCACCTTTCATGAACGTCTCAGGCTCATCGCCGGGTGGCGCAGTGAGCTGGCACGCTGGCCGCGCGATGTTTTCGCGTATCGGCATTTCCGCTCGGCGACCGGTTGGTCAATGGCCACCGGCCGTTTCTTTTTTGCGCGGCTGTTGTTCCGCGAAGGCGAGCGCGCCGAATACAAACGCTTCCGGCGATTTCACCGCCGCGTCTCCCGCTGGGACCGCAACCCCGCCAACGATATCTTCCGAACCAATCCACCCACCTAATGCAACCCCTCAAAGAGCGCTTCGCTCACGTCCCACGCAAACCGGCCGACCATGGCCCGACCCTCGATTACTATACCAACGCGGAAGCGTGGAAGCCGAGCAACGAAACCACCCTCGGCGATCTGATCGACGCGATCCGCAACGCCACCTTCGCCGAGAAGGTGGAACAGGTGCGCGAGTTGCTCGCCGCCGGCATGAAAGCGGAGGCCGACACGCTCAAGAAGACGCTGCCGGCGGTGTCGCTATCCGGCTGTATCAGCGGCCGGCGCAAGGCAGCGGTGGCCGAAGGGCGCTTCCAACATTCGGGGCTGCTCCAGATCGACCTGGACGCCAAGGACAACATCGGCTGGTCGCTCGAGGAGATGCGGGAAATCCTCCAGGCGGATGCGCGGATGGTGGCGGTGTTCGTGACTCCATCGGGGCAGGGGATCAAGGGGGTAGCGCGGATCCCGGCGGACCCCGCCACTCACAAGGCGGCATTCCTCGCCGCCGAGGCGCATTTCAAGACGCTTAAACTCACGATCGATCCATCCTGCAAGGATCCGGTGCGGCTGTGCTTTGTGTCGCACGATCCGGAAGCCTGGCTACGGATGGATACCAGCGCGATGTTCGAGCCGGTGGCGCTCGAGGTGGTGGAGGAGTTCGAGGATGAGGAGGAAGATGACCGTGAGAAATCGATTCCTCACGGAATTCCCACGAAATGCCACTACCTTTCACCCACCGGCGGGATCGTGATCCGGGGGAATGCCCAGCGCGACCTGGACGCGGCGACGGTGGCGGAGATGCTGCGGGTGATCCCGCCCCGGCCGGCGTATGCGGAGTGGTTGAAAATCGCCAGCGCGGTGTGGGATGCCCTCGGCGAGGTCGAGGGCACCGCCGCACTCTGCGGGTGGAGCCCGGAAGAGGTGGAGGGCGAGTATGCGGCGAAGTTTCAGAAGCGGCTCACCGACGTGCATGCGGCGACGTTGGTGATGCGGGCGAAAGAACACGGGTGGGCGCCGACGGTGGTTTCCTCGGTGGCACCGCGGGCGCCGAAAACGGCGGAGGTTCCAGGCAACAAGCCGACCAAGGAAGGGGATAAGGCGGACAGTATCCCGGCGCATGTGTTTCCTGTCCCTGCCGGCGACATCGGCTATGATCTGGCTGCCCGGCACATCTTTTCGGTGATCGGACCGACGAAGCGCTTGTTCATTCGCGGCACCAGCGTGCACGAGGTGGAAACCGATGACGCGGGCAACCGGGAGCTGCGCACCGTTCAGGCGAAGCGGATGATTTCCGTGATCGAAACCTTCGGAGCAAAGGTGATGCGCCGAGAAATGCGCGAGGATGGCAATCCACGCTGGCGCTCGGCGACTTTCCCTGCCCAATCGGCCGATGCGATCATGGAATCTGACGCGGCCCGCGAGATGCTGCCGGCAATCCGGCAACTGGTTTCCGCGCCGGTGATCGCCCCGGACGGTAAGGGCGGCAGTGTGACGCTCGAACCGGGCCACCATGTGCACGCCGGCGGCACGTTCATCACCGGCGGCGCGCTGCCGCCGATCGTGCCCCTCGCCGAGGCCCGCGAGATGTTGCTGGCGGCCCTGGCGGACTTTGATTTCCCTGAAGGGGGCGACGCCTCGCGGGCGGTGGCATCTTTGATCTCGCCGGCCCTGAAAATGGGTGGCTGGATCGACGATGACTTTCCGCTGGATCTGGCGGAGGCGGATCAATCGCAATCCGGCAAGAGCTACCGCTTCCGGCTGATCCATGCGATCTACCGGGAAGCGCCCTCGGCGATTGCCCAGGCGGTGGGTGGAGTGGGTAGCCTCGATGAGCGGGTTTCCCGGGCACTCATGAAAGGCCGGCCGTTCATCACCTTCGACAACTTCCGCGGCCGGCTCGACAGCCAGATCCTTGAAACCGCCATCCGCGGGCTGGGACGGGTGGATGCGCGCTCGCTGCGTGAGGCGGCGGATATCGACTGCACCCCTTTCGTCTGGCAGCTCAGCACCAACGGCGCGGAGCTGACCCGCGACATCGCCAACCGCTCGGTGATCACCCGGATCCGCAAGCGCGCCGCCGACCATGAATGGCACCACTATCAGGAGGGCGACTTGATCGCCCATGTAAAAAAGAACCAGGCACGCTATCTGGGCGCTGTGCACGCCGTGATCCGAGAATGGGCGGCGCAGGGGTGCCCGAGGACGCGGGAAAACCGCCACGATTTCCGGACGTGGTGCCAGGTGCTTGATTGGATCGTGCAGAACATCTTCCAATTTCCACCGCTGCTCGATGGCCATCGCGAGGAACAGATGCGCACCGCCAACCCGAAACTGCAATGGCTGCGCGACGTAATCCATGCGCTGGTGACCGATGGCCATCAAGGGCAGGCACTCACCGCCTCCGATCTGGCCGAGGCTGCTGAAGAGCACGACCTGACCATGCCCGGCCGGCGAGACTCGGTGGAAGCCGCAGAGGTGCGCGTGGGCAAGCTGCTTGGCAGGATGTTCAAGGAGGCCGGTGGGGATGAGATCACGGTGGATGGCAGGCGGTTCACGCGGCAAGTCGACGGGAAGTATGATCCAGTCCGGAAGCAGTATCGGGACCAAAAAACCTACGTGATTGACGCGGATACTACTGTTCACCCCGAAGAAACCGCCTCGGAACTTTTCCCCGAGGGAAAACCTTGATTCCTCATATCACACACGTAACACCCGTTACCCCTTATTTACATGAAAAGCTACCCAGTTTTCAGACAATATTGAAAGTTGGGTAGCGATTCTAGAATTTAAGGGGTAACGGGTGTGACAGGTGTGATGGGTGTGATGGGTGTGACCGGAAAACTTAAAAATGAACAGCGCGCAAATGAACAACGAGCCAAATCATTCGACGATTGAATGGACTGCCAAATACCAAAAACATTTGAAGTCAGTCCAATGGAAGAACACACGGATCGCTCTGTTTCGCCTTCGAGGCCGAGCGTGCGAAGTCTGCAAGCATCCATCAGCCACGCTTGAGATCCATCATCTGAATTATGACAGGCTCGGCTGCGAGCTGCCATCAGACCTCAAGATCGTCTGCAAGGCATGCCACGCTGAGGAGGATCAGAAGCGAAACGCTGACGTCGCTCAACGACGGGAAAGCAGACGCGAGTCGGCAGGCTTCGAGACCTGGATGCGGAAGAGCACCGGTCAAGGCTCAGAATATGCCAACGAATGCGACTACGAGGAGTTTCAAGAATGGAAACAAAGGAAACGGGAGGAATGGTGACCCCCGGCCCCCCGGACCCCAGGCCCGCTGCCCTGCCCCCCCCCACCACCTGAAAACTGTTAGGGTCCTCCCGTGAGGGTCGAGCATGCGGTCGTCTGTCTCGCCGCATTTTCCTAGCGCCAGCCCATTTCGTTTTCCCCCGGAGGTCTTGACTTGGGTTGGAGCGGATATGGAGCAGTGGACTGTCGCGCAATGGTGCCGGGAATGCGGTGGAGACCGGAAGGAATTCGCCCGGAAAGTGGCCGCTTCGGAGGTCAAGCCGAGCGGCAAGGCGACCGGCCGGGCGACGGGGGCGGAACTTTACCGGGTGCGGGATCTGGTGAAGGTGCTGCTCGGCGGCGACCATGAAGCGGAGAAGTTTCGGAAGACGAAGGAGGAGGCCGACCGGCTGGCGCTGGCGAATGCCAGGAGCCGCGGTGAGCTGGTCGAGATCGCGAGCGTGAAGAAGCTCGGCGAGAAGGTGATGGTGGCACTGCGGAACCGGATCTTGAACATGCCGCTCACGGACGAGGAAAAAGACAAGTGCCTGACCGAGGTGATGGACCTCGGTAAACTTGACTGGAGCCGCGAAGGATGAACGTGGCGCTCGCTGACATCGCCGCGCATTGGTTCGGGATCTTCACGCCGCCGCCCCGGATGACGGTGAGCGAGTGGGCGAACGAATACCGATACCTGTCGCCGGAGTCGTGTGCGAACCCGGGGAAATACTCGACCGACCTGACACCCTACGCGGCCGAGTGGATGGACTCGGTGAATGATCCGACCGCCACCGGCACCGTGCTGATGGTCGCGAGCCAGCTTTCCAAGACCGAGGCGATCAACAACATCGTCGGCTACTTCATCCACATCGAGCCAGCGCCCATCCTGATGGTGCAACCGACGATTGACCTGGCGGAGTCGTGGAGCAAGGAGCGGCTGGCCCCGATGATCCGCGACACGCCGGTGCTGCAAGGGTTGGTCGCCGATGTCCGGAGCCGGGACTCCGGCAACACCCTGCTGCATAAAACCTACCCCGGCGGCAATATCGCGATGGCCGGCGCGAACGCTCCGAGCGGATTGGCCGGCCGCCCGCGCCGCGTCGTCCTGCTCGATGAGGAGGACCGCTTCCCGCCATCGGCCGGCAACGAGGGCGACCCGGCATCCCTGGCAATCCGGCGGACGGAAACCTTCTGGAATCCGGTTGTCGTTGAGGCTGCCACCCCGACCGTCAAGGGAGTGTCTCGCATCGAGGCTCGCTTCGAGGAGTCCGACCAGCGGCGCTGGCACTGCCCATGTCCAGAGTGTGGCAAACTCCAAATCTTGAAATGGGCACAAGTCCGCCACGAACAAGAAGACGGTCAGGACGCATGGTATGAATGCGAGGGTTGCAACGAGAAACTCACTGACGAACAGCGCAGGGTAATGGTCCGCAGTGGGCAGTGGATCGCTGCGTTTCCCGAGCGCACCCTCCGTGGCTATCATCTGAACGGGATCGCCAGCATGTTCCGTCACAAGCGGGGGTTTGCCTCCCGCCTCCACCAGATGGTCGCCGACCACCTATCCGCCAAGCGCAAGGGCAAGGAGGTGCTGCGGACCTGGGTGAACACCTTCCTCGCCGAGACCTGGGAAGAGGATGGCGAAAGCCTCGCCTGGGAACCACTGCTGCAACGTCGGGAAAACTGGGGCGACTGCCCGGCCGGCGGCTTCGTCGTCACCGTGGGCGCCGACATCCAGGGCGACCGCATCGAGATGGAGTTCGTCGCCTGGGGTGCCGACGAGGAAAGCTGGTCGCTCGATTACGTCGTGATCATGGGCGACTTCAACCGGCCGGAGGTGCAAGCGGCCGTCGACGAGCAGCTCCAGCGGAAATGGACCCACCCCTGCGGCAACGTCCTGCCGGTGATGTGCGCCTTCATGGACTCCGGCCACAAAGCCAAGGCCGTCTATCAATTCACCAAGAAGCGCGAGCGCCGGAAAATCTACGCCTGCAAAGGCCGTGGTGGTCCGGCCGTCCCGCTCATTTCCCGGCCGACCCGGCAAGGCGTGGTCCGGGCCGCGTTGTTCTCGGTGGGCACCGACACCGCGAAGGACACCATTTACTCGCGCCTGCAGACTGCCGACCTCGGTCCCGGCTACATGCATTTCCCCTCCGACCGGGACGAGACCTGGTTCCGCCAGTTGACGGCCGAGACCAAGGTGACCCGCTACAAGGACGGCGTGCCATTCTCCAAATTCGAGAACGCCAGCAAGGCCCGCAACGAAGCGCTCGACTGCCGGGTCTATGCCCTCGGCGCATTGCAACTCCTCAACATCAACTGGAAAAAACTCGCCGCCTCGTTTGTCTCCATCGATGCCGCGCCGGCCGAGGCCGCGCCGAAAGACAAAGCCAAGAAGCCCCCGCGCAAGAGCAGCGGCTGGGTGAATGCCTGGTGAGTTTGACAACGTGGCGACGGCGTGACCAACGAAGCCCGCCTGGTATCCGTGCAAGCCCTCATCGCCGCGCTGGATGCGTCGATCCTCAAACTGGCAGGCAAGACCAACCAGAGCGTTTCCTTCGGCGATCAGACCTACTCGCTCGCCGACATCGCGAAACTTGACGCCATGCGCGACAAATACCGCTTTGAGGAGAAAGCCCTCGAGAGCGCGATTTACGGCACCAAGCGCCGCACCATCAAAATCAACTTCCCACAATGCTGACCGCCGTCCGAAACTTCTTCCGGCGTTCCGCGCCCAAAGCCGCCCGCAGTTTCTCCGCCGCGTCCAACAGCCGCCTGACGCTGGATTGGATCATGTCGCCGCTCAGTGCCGACGCTGCCCTGGACGGCAAGCTCGCGCCGCTGCGGTCCCGCTCCCGCGACCTCGAAAGGAACAACGAGTGGACCCGCGGCTACCTGCGGACGCTTGAAAACAACGTCATCGGCGAGAACGGCATCTCCCTGCAAATGCGGGTGCGCGACCCAGGCCAGCAAAGTTTCGATGAGGTCGCCAACGACAAAATTGAAACCGCTTGGTATCAGTGGGGCCGTAAAGGCAAATGCACCGTTTGCGGCCGTCATTCCTGGCGCGACGTCCAGCGGCTCGTGGTCCGCTCGCTCGCCCGCGATGGCGAAGTGCTGATCCGCAAGGTGCGCCGGCGCGACGGCCTGCGCCTGCAAATCATCGAGTCCGACCTGCTCGACGAGGCTGCCAACTTCACCGCCGACAATGGCAACGAAGTGCGCTTCGGGGTCGAGTGCAATGGCGACCGCATGCCGGTGGCCTATCACCTGCTCGGCCGCCACCCCGGCGACGGAGGTTTCGGCGGCGGTCGCAAAGCCGACCGGGTCCGGATCCCGGCCGAGGACATCATCCACCTGTTTGTTTCCGAGCGCCCCGAGCAATCCCGTGGCCTGCCCTGGCTGGTCGCCTCGATGCAGGGGATGAAGATGCTCGACGGCTACGCCGAAGCCGAGCTGGTCGCTGCCCGCACCGGTGCCGCCAAGATGGGCTTCTTCACCAAGAAGACCCCGGACGGCTGGGACGGCGAGGTCGACAACGACGGCAACCTCTCGATGGACGCCTCCCCTGGCACCATTGAAGAACTGCCCGCCGGGGTCGAGTTCAAGGAATGGTCCACCGACCACCCGAATGCTGGCTACGGCGACTTCGTCAAATCTCGCCTTCGCGGCATCGCGACTTCCCTCGGCATTTCCTATAACTCCCTCGCCTCCGACCTCGAGGGCGTGAACTATTCCTCGATCCGCGCCGGGCTCATCGAAGAGCGCGAAGTCTGGAAAGCCATCCAGCGGTTTTTGATCGAGCACTTCGCCGAGGACCTGTTCACCGAGTGGCTGAGTCTCGAACTGCTATCCGGTCGCCTCGGGCTGCCGTGGGAGAAGATGTGGAAGTTCAACGTGCCGGAATTCCAGGGCAAACGCTGGGCATGGGTTGACCCCAAGAAGGACATGGAAGCGTCTATCCTCGGCATCCGCTCCGGCCAAACCTCGCTGCGCAAGGTGGTCTCCGAAAACGGCGGCGACATCTACGACGTGCTCCGCTCGATCAAGGCCGACAACGACCTCGCCGCCTCACTCGGTGTGACGCTGCCCGAGCTGGTCGATCCACCCAAAGCCCCCGCCCCGGTGGCGATGATTGACACCCCGGATTGAAGCTGTGAAGCCGAAGACCAATCCCTTTCTCAGCACCCGCAGCGCCACGCTGACGGCGGAGAACACCCGCTTCCTGAACTTCGAGCTGGACCGCGCCACCGTCGACGCCAAGGCCCGCACCGCGGCGCTGTCGTTCTCGTCGGAGTTTCCGGTAGAGCGGTGGTTCGGACAGGAAGTGCTAGACCACTCGCCGAGTGCGGTGCGGTTAGGCCGCCTCAACAACGGCGGCGCGCTGCTGATGGACCACGACCGCAACGACCAGATCGGCGTCGTCGAGTCCGCCACCATCGACAAGGACAAGAAGGGCCGCGCCATCGTGCGCTTCGGCAAGAGCGCCCGCGCCGAGGAAATTTTTCAAGATGTGATGGATGGGATCCGCCGATTGGTCTCGGTCGGATACCGCATCCACAAGACGGAAACCACTCAGCAAGCCGGCGGCGTGGAAGCTGTCCGGGTGACTGACTGGGAACCGTTCGAGATCAGCATCGTCTCCATTCCAGCCGATGATTCCGTGGGAGTCGGCCGGGGTGTTAGTCCTCCCGCGCGTCCTGACATTTTAGCAGAAACCAAATCAATGACCCCAGAAACTCCCGTTATTCCGGCCGCCGCTCCTGAAGCGCCCGCCGTCGCCGCCCGCGCCCTCGAAGCTCCCGTCGCCCCGCGTCTGGAAGTCGTCCGCGAGGCCCCGCCCGCCATCACCCAGGCCGACTTGCAGCGCAGCATCACCGACGAGCGCAGCCGCGTCTCCACCATCGGTGCCATCGCCACGCAAGCCCGCAACCAAGGCGTGATGGTCGACGAAAACCGCGCCATCGCTGACGGCCTCACCGCCGATGCGTTCCGCGCCCAGGTGTTCGACTCGCTGGTTTCCCGCCAGACCGGCTTCCAGCCAGGTGAGCCTTCCCGCCTCGAAGCCCGCGACATCGGCCGCTTCGATCTGGGCGTTGCCTTGCGCTCCATGCTCAACGGCGGCTCCCTCACCGGCATCGAGCGTGAAATGCTCCAGGAAGGCGAGCGTGAAGCGGCCCGCGCCGGCATCGCCGACCAAGGCACGATCATGCTGCCCGCCATGCTGGTGCGCCGCCTCGGCCAGCGCGACATGACCTCCACCGCCGCCGAAGGTGGCCACACCATTGCCACCCAGACGTCTGGCCTGCTCGATGATTTCTTCAACGGTTCGGTCATGCGCCAGCTCGGTGCCACGGTCCTCACCGGATTGAATGGCAACATCGATCTGCCGCGCCTGATCGCTGGCACTGCGCCGGCCAAAAAGACCGAAAACGCCTCGGCCGACGAAGTGAGCCCCACCACCGGCAAGCTCTCGCTCAGCCCGAAGCGCCTCCCGGCCTTCATCGATCTCTCGCAGCAACTCTTGCTGCAGTCGAGTTCGGCCATTGAAAGTATGATCCGCATGCACCTCACCAACCAAATGTTGGCAGTGCAAGAAGCGGCCTTCTTCCATGGTGGCGGCACCTCCGAGGCCAATGGCATTGCAGGCACCGCCAGCATTGGCTCGGTCGCTGGCGGCACCAACGGCCTGGCTCCGACCTTCGCCCACCTGATCGCGCTGGAAACCGCAGTGGATACCCAGAACGCGCTTGGCGGTTCTCTCCGCTACGCCTCCAACGGCCAGATCCGCGGCAAGCTCAAGAGCACGCTCAAGAACCCATCCGGAACCGATTCGGGCTTCATCCTCAGCGACAGCAATCCCAACGTGATCAACGGTTACGGCGCGGGGTTCACCAACGCCATCAGCCGCACCCTCACCAAGGGATCCAGCAGCGTGGCTTCGGCGATCTTCTTCGGAAACTTCGCCGACTACGTCATTGGTTACTGGGGCGGTCTCCAGCTTGAACTCATCCGCGATTCCGCGAATGCCAAGCTCGGTCTCTACACCCTGGTTGCTAACACCTACTACGACGGCGGCGTGGTCCGGCCGAAGAGCTTCTCCGCGATGCTCGACGCGCTGGGTGCATAATCTCTCAGTTGGTTGCATATTGGGAGGGGCGGCGGTTAGTGGATTTCCGCCGCCCCTTTTTCTTTCCCATTAAAATCCGCTCACTTTCCGCCCATGAAAAATCTCCGCATCAAAGCCACCGGCGAAGTCCGGGAAAACGTCGACAATGGCGAAGCCGCCGCGCTCGTTCATTCCGGTCTCGCCGAGGAAATCCCGGCCACCGCCCAGGTCATCGACCACCGCGACCCGTCTCCCGCCGTCATCGTCAACCGCGACCCCAAAGCCAAGGCGTGACCTCCGAGACCGCCACCGCCCTGGCTGAGGCCTTCCGCGAACACCGCGATGCCTTCGGCGTGCCGATCAACATCAAGGGCACCACCATCACCGCCATCGTCGCCGAGGCCGAGTTCGGCCGCGAGCTGGCCAGCGGTGGCTATGCCGAGACCGGCGACCTCGCTTGCAAGCTGCTGCTCGCCGATCTGACCACGCCGCCCGCCATCGGCGACGCCGCCACTTTCAATGGCCGCAGCTTCCGCGTTTCCAGCCTCGCCAAACAATTCGGCAGCCTGGTGGGCGAGTATACCTTGCGCCCGGCCAAGCGTTAAAGCCTTAGCAGCAAGTCGAGCAGTTGTTCGCTATCATCCCGCAGCGCCTCGCGCTGTTCCTCGGTCATCCCCGGCAGCGTCTTGCGCAGCACCGTTAGCAAGCGGGTGAGATGCGGCACATAGTTGTCATGCCCGGCCTGTTCGCCGCGTTGAGTGATCTCCTCTTCGGTCACCACCCGCGGGGCTTCGGTGGCAATCCGCACCGAGAGTGCCAACCGCTTGACCGTCGGCACCCGCTTATTAGATTCCGAATCTAAGAGCGCCATCCATTCCAGCCGTTGCGGCGTGGGCAGCGGTGCCAGGATCCGGTGGTGGCCGAACGACAGATGCACCCGCCGCTCCGCCATCGGAATCTTGCGGCAGACACTGGCATATTGGGACAGCGTCTGGCGGTCCAGCGAAGTGGCCGCGATGGCATCGTCGAAAATCTCCGAGGGGATGCGGTTCGCCTTGGAGTCGAAGGCATCGCCCTCGAGTAACAGTTGCTTGCCCCACTTGCGTTCGCCGTATACCATCCAGTCGCCGATGCACCAGGCGGCCGTCTGCAGAGCGGTGCCGAAGCTGCTGCCAATCGCGCCCCATTCCTCGAAGGTCAGGTCTTTGGCGAGGATCAGCCCGGTCGGGGTGGCTTGGATGAAGGCGGGCAGCGGCGCGGCGGTGGTGACTTCCATATCCGCTTCGCGAGAGTCAAGAAGCCACAGCCCTTCACCAACTCCCGCAAGAGCAGCGCCATCGCCTTCATCAATGCAAAGTCCGATCTCATCCAGGTTAATCATTGGCCCGCGAGCGATTGCAACCGTGCCTTCCGGCAATGCTCCCGATTCTTCTCCGGCCGCATCGCGCGCACCGGGTGCACCCCGAAGGCATCGCACAAATCGACGCAGCGCTTCGAGACGGCCGCCCGGGTCACCCCGTGCCGGCGGGCAATCTCCGCCATGCTCGATCCCTCGTAACCGATGCCGGTCACCAGCGCCATGCACTCCACGCCGAGGGCCGGATCCGTATCGGCGAGCATCAAGCCCACCAGCCGCCGCACCATCACCAGCGCGCCGCGCTCCGGCCGGGGTGGCTCCGGGATTTCCCGGCGGTCGGTGACCGGCACCCGCGCGCCATTCTCCCAGCCCATCGTCGCTTGACTTCGCATGGCAAGGGTAATGCCAGCAATCGTCAGCGGGATCAAGACCCGAGTTATAGTTCAGTCGGAGGAAAACGGCACCATCGACCGCTTCGGCGTCGACATGCTCACCCGCGTCGAGGAGGTCCCGGCCGAGGGCTTTCCCTCTTTGTTACGCTCGAAATACTCAGTGCATCCGCGCTTCACCTCGATGGCGGTCAGTAAAGTAAACTGGACCAGCGGCAGCCATGGCAAATTCTACCGGGTCACCTATACCTACGAAGGTTTCCTCAACTCACTGCCCGAGCCGATCTACTCCCTCAGCTCCTCGCTCGCCGAGGAACCCATCGAGCTGCACCCGGATTTCTCCACCATTGCCGGCACCCCCGCCGCGCCGCTCAATGGCGCGGTGTTCGTCGATCCCGACACCGAGAAAATCACCACCGACAACACCCGCGGCGTGTTCCGCGAATTCCGCGCGCGTCTCGGCGAGGCGGCCAACCTCAAGGCCGGGATCGAATCGTTTCTCAGCCCCGGCGCCACCTGGTCCGAGATCTATTTTTCCAGCAGCCGCCCCACCGACCTGGGCAGCCTCGGCGAGATCGACCCGCCGAGCGGCCCGCAACCGAGCTTTGGCTCGAGGAATTGGATTTACTCCGCCGCCGATTACACCCGCCGGGGCGGCATCTATGAGATCCGCAAAACCTGGCTGCTCTCCGGCCGCAACGGCTGGGATGCCGACATCTACTAACCATGGAACTGCCCGAAATTTTCACCGGCACCCCGACCCCATCCAAATGGGCCGCCCTCGGCGAGTATCTGCGCAGCGGCGGGATCCGCAGCGGCCCCGGCTTGCTGATGCGCAAAGTCGGCAACCAGGTCATTCTGAGCAACCGCCGGCGCGGTGCCGGATCCGGCGGTGGCGGCGCGCCCACCACCTGCTTCTTCGGCGAGCTCACCACCTATCCGGTCGGTGGCGTCACCAAGACCGGCATCCGTGGCGGCACCATCCAAGCGGGCATCAAAAACTTCAACGTCCCCAACAAGGAGCTCAACCTCGCCTCCACCGGGGTCACCCTGTTCTATCTGGAAATCGCCGTCACCGCCAACAATGACGACGCGGGCGAAATCCTGCTCCCCGGCATCGAAACCAGCACCGAAACCACCCCCTCAGGATTCTGGAAATCCGTCTCCTGGACGGCGGAACCGGTCACCCAATACCCCGCAAACACCCGCCCGATCGTGACCACCGGCGTCGGCAAGATCATCATCCCGATTGGCAAGCTCACCATCGCGGCGGGCGCGGCCACGCTTGAAGCGGTCGGCTGCGGCAATATCACGATCAACCACTGCGGCGGAACCCTAACGGCAGCGCGAGGATGAACGTCCTGACCTCGCAAGACGTGGCCCTGATTGGCTGTTGCCCGTGCCAGCCGGATGCCTGCGAGGCACCGAGGAAGGAATGTCAGAGCATCAGCGTTGCGGCATGCGGTTTCAGCTTACCCGCGCTCTCGACTGTTCCGGCGGAAGATCGCTGTAAGATTTTCCGCAAGCGAGAGGAGAAATTTCACCGTGCGATGACTGAAACCGGAGAGGATCCCGGTGTTTATACTTACGTTGGAAGCGAAGACACGACCATCACCGCTACACATCAAAACGACTATGTGACCGTCGGCACGGGCGATGCAGCTGTGCGAACATGCACCACCCGCCAGTTCTCTACATCGTATTCATTCACTGATAACGAAACAATCACGCCAGACGACGAGGAAATCGACCCAACCGTGACGGTATCGGTTGTGTCATCAACCTCGGGTATTGATTCTCCATGCTCTGGAACTTTCTCGGTATCCTCCACAGGATCCCCCGGCGAAAGCGGCGAATACAATATCTGCCCCCTGCCGGGAGTTGGAGAACCGACAGTCGATTGGACCTATTCAACGCTCGGTATATTCACGAAGGTTGATTTGGACACTTTCGGAGCGCCCCCGCTTTTGGACGGTCACATCACCGACACCTTGACTGTAAAGTTTCTGGAACCCGTCACCATCGCCAGCCTGACCGCTGAGATCGAGGTAAGGAAAACCATGATTTCAGGTGAAGACTGGCCCGGCTCGGATTGTTCATCTCAGGTCGAGTTTTCCTACGGCTACGAAGACCCGCCGGAAATCCCCGACCCCGCGCCCGATCCGCCCGATCCTGTGCCTGAACTCGCAGTCGTTTGCGAGCAGGTTTCCGCCGTCACCAAAGCCCGCTACCGCGTCGGTATTCCCGCCGGCGCACGCTGGGACGCGATCACCGCCGAATGGCTGGCCTGGGACGCGGCAGGCGAGGAGGACGAAGAGCGCGGCGAGGAACCCCCGAAAACCACGCTCGATGCCGCTCATGCCGCGTGGGAGATCGCGCATGCCGCCTGGACTGCCGCCGACCCGGACGAGCGCGGAGAGGAACCGTTGGAGCCGACGAAGCGCACCACCTACGAACTCCAGTGGGACGAGGTCTTCTTCCCGGCGGAGTGGGAAGCATGGCGAACACTCCAAGACGCCTTCGATGCCGCCACCGCCGCGCATGCAATCTGGGAGGATGCCGACCCCGACGACCGGGGCGACGAACCCGTCATCCCCGATGACCCCGGCGCGGAACCCGCGCCCGCGCCATCGTTAGTCACCTCGCGCTCGTGGGTTTACGGCGGCGCGGACGAATGGTCCGGGTGGTTCGAGATCCCGATTCCCGAAGGCCCAGGCGAGACCCGGGTCGTCAACCTGCTCGTCATCTGTTACCGCTCCGCATCCTTAGGCCAAAAGCCAACCGCACACGGGGAGGTCTATGAACTCTGAGGCCCCGTTGTGGCCGCGCCCGCGCAAGCGCTCAGGCTATGCGCTGGGCACGCCGGAGCGGCCGGTGGGCATGGTGATCGCCCCACCGCCACCCGGCGCGTCCACGGTGGCGCGCTGCAAGACCTGCGGCCCGGCCCTGCCACCCCCGGTTGACCCGCCCCGGCCGTCATGATCGCCGTCCGGATCGACACCTCCAACCTCGAAGCCGCCATTGCCGAGTTTGCCACCCTCACCCGCAAGGACCTCGACCAGGTGACCCGGCAGCAAGCGGGGATCCTGGTCGGCCACGTCATCGCCGTCACCCCACCGGGCGGCAAAGGCGGGCAGGCGATGACAGACACCGGCGGCATCGCCCTCGAAGCCAAAAAACGCGGGGAGGCCAGCATCGCCGCCGATATCGCCCGGCTGTTTCCCACCTCCACCCTCAAGCACGACACGCTCGTCGGCATGGTCAACGCCGGATTTGAATTCCAGACCGGCAAGGGCCACAAGGACATCGTGCGCGAGGTGGCGGAAAGCGCGGCGGATCTGGCCCGCGTCCACCAGTTCGCCCGTAATCCGCGCACCGGCCGCACCCGCAAGATGAAGGGCATCGGCATGGCCGTCACCCGCAAGGCGGTCCTCAAGCAATACATCAGGCAGGAAATGGCCAAGGTCGGCAAACTCAACGCCGGGTGGATCAACGCCGCCCGCGAACTCAAGACCGCCGGCCGCGCCGTGCCCGCCTGGATCACCCGCCATGGTGCCGGGCGTGGCGGGGCCGATATCAAAACTCGCACCGGCCGCATCTCGATCACCATTTTCAATTCAGAGATTTGGTTCCCCAACGGCATGCAGTCCCGGGTGGCGCTGGCCATCGGCCGCCGCGAGCGTGGCCTGATCAAAGCCCTGGAAGCGGTGCTCGCCCGCCGCGCCGCAGCGGCCCAGCGGCGCATGGGCCGTTGACTACCCGCCGCCAGCATGACCCGCGCTCTCGTCATTGCCGCCATCCGCGACTTCCTGATTTCCGAATACACCGGGCCGGTCGCGATCCACCCGGAAGTGAACGACGAGGTCATGCTGCCGCCCTACGCCGTGATCCGGATCGGCTCGGCGGATCAGCTCTACCCGGGGCAGGCGGAAATCTGGGACCTTAATATCCTCATCGGCGTCTTCCACGACGCGGACGTCACCCCCGCCGAGACGGCCGAAGCGCAGGCCGGCGCGTTGTTCGCCGTCCTCGATGATCCCGTCCCGCTGTTTACCGACTCCGCCAGCACGCTGGCCTGGTCCACCCTCGAGCGCAGTGCGGTCGAGGCCAGCATCGTCGAAAACCGCTGGCAGCACGTCGCCGGCTACCGCGGCATCGTCGCTCCGGTGTAAAATTTGACACCCCGCCAGCTGCCATCATGGCAGCGTCAATCAAGGGAGTTCAGGTTATTTGGGGAGTGCCGGCAGGCGCGATCACCGGCGCGCACAGCGTCGTCACGGCCGGCATCATCGAGAGCTTCGAGATCACCAACGGCGGCGGCACCACCGTCATCACTGATGAGGATGACGATCCGGTCACCCGCATCGATCACAATGCCGAGCGCAAGGTCGCCCTTTCGGTGGTCTGCAAGGCCACCACCATCCTCCCCGCCAAAGGCGTCGAACTCACCGGCCTCGGCACCATCGACGGCGTGAACTTCGCCACCGGCCGCGTCTTCGTTGACGATGCCAAGGCGGTCTACTCCCAGGGTGCGGTGAAGAAAATCAGCATCTCCGCCACCCACTATCCGATCATGGCCGCTGATGCCTAACATCCTCTGATCGCGGGAAAGGCAACCGGTCCGCCAGCGGACTCATAATCCGCCGCTTGTGGGTTCGATTCCCGCTCCCGCAACTCCCACCGCCGTCATGTCCGCCCTCGCCACCGCCGAGCCGACGCTCCACGACATCGCCGCCGCCATGCAGGCCAGCGATGGCAAGACCCCCACCGCGGTGCTCGATGCGTTCCTGCCCAAGCCCGCCAGCCACCTCGGCCAGGCGCTGGTGCCGCTCTCCGCCGGCCACGAATTGTTGCTCGCCCAGACCGGCCACCCACTGTCCACCGGCGAAGCCTGGCAGGACATCGATGTGCTGATGGCGCTGTTCATTTTCGCCAACCCCTCGCGCCTTCTGTTCGGCCTGGTTGCCGATGGCAGCTTCGAGGCCGAGTTCTTCGCCTTCATCGACCGCATCCCCACCGCCGATATTCCGCGACTCGGTCAGGACATGGTCGCCCACTGGGTGCGCAACCGCGCCACCGCCCTGGCCATGGAATCCGAGCACTCCACCGCTCAAAAAAAAACGGCGGCTTCGGCTGGTGGCTCAACACTCTCAGCACGGCTTGCAAAGTCTACGGCTGGAGTCCGGACATGGCTCTCCACGACGTTCCGCTAGTCCAGATCTTCGCGCTCAACGCCTGCCACGCCTGGGGCGAAGGGCTGTCGGTCGCCGGGGTCTCCTATGAGGACCAGGACATGCACGCCGCCCTCGCCCGCA